CACTAGGATTCATAGGATGTGGAGAAAACCAACCAGTATTAGTATCAGTTACATCATTTGTACCTTGTAAAGCTCTTCTACCTTTTTGTATTCCAACAACAGGGTATGGATTATTAGCTAATAACTTACCCCAAGTTTTAAATACTTCAAACCATATCTCTGGAAATGGAAATATGTTTCTTGTTACTTCAGATATCTTATGTTGTGTAGTTGTATCGTATAATAAATCTTTTAAGTTTTCTAATGCATAAGCTCTATTCATTGGTTCTATTTCAGAAAAGTTATTCCAATTACCAGTACCTAATCGTGCTTTAGTTATTAAATCATCTACAACTTGTTTAGGAACACCGTATGCTTTTGCATTTTTAATATATTTTTTCTGTAATGATTTATCCATTTGATTAATATGGTCCATTACCCATAACCAATAAAACTG